CAATAACAGTTATATTTCCTTCATTAAATATTAAACCAAATTTATTTGTAATATATTCAATAGGTACTGAAAATGTAGATGTATTTGTTGAACTATCATAATAATAATCAGAATATGTTATATTTCCGCCTACGTCTATTTGTGAATCTAAATATAAACTTCCCGGATAAGAAAGAATTATATTTTCAATATTTAATCTTAAAAATTCATATGCAGAACCAAATCTAACAAAGGTGTTTAAATCACTTTTATTTAAATTTAATACCGCATTTGTTGTATATAAATGAATATATTCTGATTCTTCATCAGATAAATTCATCGTTTCTAATGTTATAGGTTGAACAAAAGAATTTAATTTTCTTGTATAATCAACAGGAATATAACCATCGAAATTTGATGTTACGGTAAATTTACCAAATGAAAAAATGGTTTCAGATGTAATATTATTAAAATACAAACCATTTAAATTAGAATCCAGTTTGGTATTAACTACTTTTACTTTTGCCACAAGCTAAATATTTAATAATAAATACATGAACAAAAAAAATCCCAATAATTTTTATTTAGATTTTTCTTTTAATGCTTCAATCTACGCATCCTCTTGCTGAACTATACAGAATTATGCTAATTTAATTGTAACTCAATTTAATCAGGACTGATTATATCATTAAAATTTTGCGTTTCATCTATATTAGTACGTTTTTCTTTAACTTCATATAATGGAACATCAGTAACATCGTCCTTAATTTCATATAAATTAAATTGTTTAGTAATTACTCTATTTTTATCATAATGAGTTAAAATACCTTTTTGAACATCCTTGACTTGTTCACCAGCAACAATATCTGCAATAGTATCTATCGTATTTTCAACTAATTCAATTTCAATTGTAAGCGGTTTAAAATATGTGTTTGATAATATAATTGTTTGATTACGAATACCAATAAATGGTAATGCATTAGGTTTTACATCAGATGAACTACTCGGAGTGAGTTGTAAAAATATTAAAGTTCCAGCATCATCAAAACGATATCTTATTGCTCTTTGTGTGGTATTACCCACATTTTCACTAATAGGCGAAACTTTATTTGATGTTACAACATAACGAACCACATTTCTTAACTTTTTCCCATCAGTATTTACATATTCAATTCTATATCCCTGTAATGCATTATTTGATTTTAACTTTTCGGGTAAATCATTTACATTGATCACTAAACCTCTTACTGTTGGCAATGCAGATAATACACCACAATCAACAATTTTTAAAGATATTATTTTTGGCTTTATATAAATTGTATATATACCTAATTGATTAAATATTGATGCCGGAAGTCTTAAATTATACAAACCTTCTAATAAATTTTCAGTATATCCTGTTATATTTCTATCATTTACAGGCAAATAACATTCTTCTAAAACATCATTTGCATTTAAACTAATCATTTCATTATTATTAGTTTCTCTGTTTGGTGTATAATTATAATACACACTAATATCATCTAAGCTAACATCAGAAGGTCTTGTTATTCCATAAGTTCCAACTGCCATATTATTTATGAATTTTTTACAATATTATAATATTTACTACCCGCATATGTTATTAAACTATCAAGACTTTTTATTCTCTCTAATCTATAATTGTCTTCAAATACGGATAATTCTTGTCTAACTATAAATACATCATCATTAATTTTTGGATTACTGATAATATTTTCCTTTTTCATATCCTTAAAATAATTGAAATTTATAAAATCAGGACTGTTGATTCCTAATGGATGATAAACATATGTGGTTATTCCATTTACAATATCATCAATATATTTTATTCCTCCAATATAATATGTAACAGATACACCGGATATTGATGAAGAATAATCAACACCATCATTTGTAAATGAACCATTTCCAATATATTGATTTTCAAAAATATTGCTCGTTGTATATTTACGTAATTCTATCAATCTACTTGTAGAAGTATTACCAGTTACCATAATTGCATCAGAAGACTCATAAGATAATAATTCATCAGAATTAGTATCTGCATCCAAAAAACCAATATCAATTAAATCTGCAGTCAATAAAATTTTAAAATTATATTCTGCGTTGGGGTTTGGAATTATAACATAGCTATTACCAGAAGTCAATCCTGTAGTAGTTGCAATTTTAATTCTTTTTTTTACCAATTCCATAATTACTCAACTTTTCTTTTCAAAAATACTCTAATATCTCTTTCAGGATATTTTATTTCAAACATGGAATCTACTGTAGAATATATTGTATTATTTATTATTTCAATTTCACCAGTATATTTATCCTTAATTTTTTGAGAAATTACATTATTGGAATATTGACCACCCACTTTATTATATACTTTAATGCTAATAATATTTACAACACCATTTGATTCAAGAATTTCCTTTTGAAGTCTTCCTAAGAAAATATCTTGATTCATTTCATAATTATTAACATCAAAATAATTCCTAACAATTGTAATAATGCTATTTGCTATGCTATTATCTGCAATATTTTCTGCATATACTTCTATATCAAAAGCCAAATTAAAAATTTTACCATCTCTTATTTCAATATAATCATTAACCATTCTGTAATTACTCAAATATTCTGCAATATTTTCCTTCAATAAAGAATTGCTTGTGTTTGACAATTTACCATTAGAATCTAATCCAAGAATTGAAATAACTATTTTATTATTCTCTCTAAAAGCATTTGCTTTAAACGGTGAACCATATTTTCCAGGCATTTTATAAACCTGAAATAAATAATCAGCAAGAGTTACATCACGATTTTGAGATGAAAAATTATATTTAATTAGTTGACGTATCTGTTCAACAGATAAGCCATCATTTCCACCAATGGCGGGAATAGGATTTGTTACTTTAAGACTTCTTTCTACGGCTTGATTGTATTTTTGTTGCGGACCGTTAACTCTTAAAACATAATTACCCATACTATTTAATGTTCTTGCACCAATATTCGATGAACTACCACCACCAGTACGATATTTAATAAACAATGTATGATTTGCTTTTAATTTTTCACCAAGTGCAGTATTATTTAAAAAATTTTCAAGAAAACTACGATTGCTAACACCTTCCTTTAAAAATCCACTTTTAAATGCATTAACATCAGCATCACCAGACCCGAATATCAATTTACAATATCCATTAGGAGTATATTCTTTAACAAATTTACGTGTAATATCAATCCACTTACCAACTTTTATACCACTATCTGTTTTTACAGTACTTTTGCTGTTTTCAACAAAAACTCTTTGTTGCGCCAAATAATCAACTTCATAATAATGATTTATTGTACTATGAACATCAGAATCATAAATACCATCCATAGTTGGATTAAAAACTCTTAACGGTGGATTTGTTGCGAAATTGGTGCCTTCTAATAAAATAACACTTTCAATCTCAATAACATCCGGATCTGGTAATGTTATTGTAAAAAATGGAACAACATCTGAAGAATAAATCACTCTTTTATATATATTGCTTGTTCCGTTAATAACAATTTCTCTTTTTGTAACACTATAACTCTGAATAATTCCATTCGAATCAATATTGGGTTCAATTGAACGATTAGGATCACCTAAATTACTTACCGGAGAACTCCAATCAATAATATCCTGAGTTTCAAATATTTTACCACTACCTACCACTTGGGCACCAATTTGTAATTGTGGATAATAGGCAGGATCTGGTCTATCCCCAAGAACTGGAATGTTAACAGTAAAATCAACAACAGTAACAGATGGTCTTCTTGCAGGAATATTAAATCCAAGATTTTTTGCAATATTCAATAACGATGCACGTTGTTGTGCATATTCTAATTGTGTTTCTTGAAATACTCTATCAGTATTTATTGATAAATTATTTGCCACGCCAGCATTTAAATCAATTAACATTGCCCCAATGCTGGAATCTGTAAAATCACTTAGTACTTCTGGATATGCTTGTTTTATTAGTGCAATCAAATCTTGCTTAATTTCACCAAAAGTTCTACTTCCATATCTAATTACATTTGTTGTTGTATTTGTAGCCATATATTAATTAATTAAAAATTTAAACTCAATTCACCTTCTTCACTAAATGCATCTTCGCTATAAATAAATTTAATATCAACATTTAATTGATTTTCTGATACCAAATTTCCTTCTTCATCGGTTAATTTATTAAAACTAACACTTTTTATTTTTAATGCAGGAATATAAAGCGATACCACATTTTTTATTTCTTCTTCAATATCTGTTTCTGTAATATTATCATTAGGTTCAAAAATAAACTTAAGTAAATTAGTCCCAAAATCCGGTTCATAATATCTTTCACCCTTTTGGGTTAATAACAATAATAATAGATCCGAACTAAAAGCATCTTTTGTTACCCTTGTCATTGCAAAATAAGTATTATTGGTAACATCATCGTTAATGGGAAATTTAATGTTATATGTTAACATTATATATAATTTTTTTATAAATACTAATAAAAAAAAATCCCAACATATTTGTTGGGATACTTTTAATTTTAATATTCATTCCTTTACTTTTCTTTCACTTTTCTCTCAGATTTTTCTTATTCTTCTTTTTGTTTTTGAGCATCATATAAACTTTTAATTGATTCTTTTAGTCGAATTACATTTGCATCACCATACTTTGCAAGTACACCACTATAAGTCATAAAATCCGGTTTTTGAAGCGAAATTGCATCAGTTTCACTAACAACTACACCTGCAAGAGCTTCGTCAAATGCTAATTCCTTCATGTCATCGGGTAATTGATTAAAAATATCTTCATTAACCACAACCGCAAAATTAACACCTTCAGTTAAGGCTTGCACAAGGTCATTGGCTTTAAAAAGTTTTACCGGATCACTTTTTTGTTTATTATTACATAACACTCTAAAAATAACCCATACTGGTATTGATGTTTTTTTTCTTACCTTATTAAAAAGTTCAACAATTTCCTGCGATGGTTCTTCGTATTTTGCCATAAAATACAAAATTCAATAAATTAAATAATTAATCATAAAAAATATAATTTAAAACCATACTTTTGTAAGTTGAATTTTGCTGAAAAACTCTAAAAGATTTTTTACAATCTTCTAAAGAAACTCGATATTTCAATTTCAAGTTTTTTATTTCAAGAAAAAATTCTTTCCAATCTTTATATTTAGTAGCCATTTCCTTCCACTGGTGTTTTACTAATAGATCTGGATAGAATGCTTTCTTGTTTTTCTTTACTCTATATTCAAAGCCTCTTCTTGCAATCTCTATTGAAGCATTTACTGCATCTGTATAGCTATGTTGTAAATTTCCAATGAAACTTGAGTAAGTCGGGTTAACTGAATATAATTTAATTCCATCTACGTTTAATCTCTTATTTAAATTATTGATGAATAATTCTCGCTTCCAAAGATTTTTGTTTTTTCTATTTGATATTTTAGTAGAAGTACTAGAACCTTTAAAACGTAAATCTTCAATAAAAACTGATTTACAATTAAATTGTTTTGCTAAATTAAATATTGATTTACTTATTTCAAATGTTTCAAACTTTAATTTGTTTTGAAAATATTTCATTCTGTCTGAATTTGAACTTAGTTTTTCATTTAAAATTTTGTTAAAAATAGGCTTCAAACTAAATTCTTGAGTATGAATAACATTTCCATTATCTAAAACAGAAATTCCAATAGTATCTGGATTTAAATCAATACCCAAGTATCTGTTTTCATTTAAATTTTTAATATTTTCATTTTTAAATTCTTCAAAACTTATATAGATATATTCTAAATCAAGCCTAATTGAATAAGTATAGCCTTTTTGATTAGATTTAACTTCATTAAGTTGTTGAAGCTTAAATAATTCATTCTTTATATTATTTCTTAATTTAGGCAATTTTAGTTCAATGTGCTTGTTCCTATTTAATTTAAAGATGATCTGATTATTTTCAATTATATCTAATTTAAATGAGCGGTTTCCTTGCTTAAGTTCTTCACCTTGAATATTAACGGGAATTAGTCTTTTAAGTTCATACTCATCCTTTAATATTTTACTCTTGCATCTTAAAATGAAATTCTTTTTTCCTCCAAATATAACTTTTTCACCTTTAAATATTGTATGAATAGCTTTAGCATCTTTAATTGCACATTGAATTAACCAAGAGTTTAACAAATCAATGTTATTTAATGATTTAGTTAAATATCTAATTTCTTTTTCTGTTTTATTTTCAAGAAAACGATTATAACTATACCTAGCAGCAGATGAATATTGTTTAAATATAGGTGTTAAATTTTCGGATGATTTATATGGAAGTTTAATCGTTTTCATTTTGCTCTTGTAACACTTTTTTTATAACCAGTAAAAATAAACATTATTAACTATTTTATATTTTAATGAACCTTTCTTACGTCTTTCATATAATACTTGATTTGATAAACCAAGTATTTTTTAAATTCTTTAGATTTTACCCACATAAAATAATCCTTTTACTATATAAATTAAGGAAAATTATTTTTTTTATGATTTTTATATTAAATTATTGTTAATTTTTAACATTTTCTTTCTCATAGACGTTATTATATGATAAAATAATCACAATATAATTAATACATATAAACCAATTTTTTTTAATCCATAAATAAGGTTTATTCATAAACCATGTTTTTATTAAATTCCACTTTAAAGTCAACCAAGTTTTAATTTTTTTTATTAAGTTTTTGAACATAAAATTGATATTTTAAATATATTTATTTTTTAATTAAAATATAACAAAGCACTCCATTGTATTTAAATTTAAATTAATTTCATGGGGATATAATGCTTCACCATATTTTTGATTAATTTCTGACACAATAAATTTCCATTCAAAATTAGAAACATCAAAGCTATCTTCTTTGTCTGGAATGTTTTCATCTGGAAATACAACAAGATAAAATATGGTTCCAATTATTTTATCAATAGAAATATTCATACCATTTATTCCATATATTCTTAATTCTGGTACAATGTGCCACTTAATATCAATTTTATTATTATAATCATCAACATAATCCGCATTTGGATAAAACTTTTCCTTTATACCTTCAATATTAACATCAACATTTTTTGAATAAAATGACCATTCATTATCGGATACTTCTTCATTTAATTTTGGTACGAATGAATTATCAATAGCTTGCATTATTTCTAACAGTCTTTCTCTTTTTTTGTTTTTCATATTGTTGAATGGTTTTAGTATAAATACTTTGATATGTTAAAAACAACATTTATATTTGCTTTTTAAAGTATATGAAAATATTTTGAATTATGTAACATTTTTTATTAATTATCGTATTATAAAATAACAATTAAAAATTTTGAATATGAAGTTAAATTATAAAATTTTGGATAAAATAGATTGGAATGCATTGAATAAATACATTGATAATCAGTTAATTGTTGCTAATAAGCATCCTGAATATAATCTATGGATATTAAACTATTCACCTAAAGTTCATTTTAATAGATTATGGGATGAATATACATTAGCAGCAAGAGGACTTGTTATTGATGAAGATGGTAATATTATTGCGCGTCCTTTTCAGAAATTTATGAACTTGGAAGAATTTGAACCTGGTGATATTGATATGTCTCAAGAATATGAAATATTTGAAAAAATTGATGGTTCTCTTATAATTCTTTTTTATTATGAACTTCGTATGGAATGGGTTATTGCTTCAAGGGGTTCGTTTATTTCAGAACAAGTAATGGAAGCCAAAAAATTATTCAATTATTCTGTTGTTGATAATTTAAATACCCAATACACATATTTATTTGAAATAATATATCCGGAGAATAGAATTGTTATTGATTATGGAGATGCAAGAAAACTTATATTATTGTCTAAAATAAAAACAGCAACTGGCGAAGAATGTTCATATGATTATCTTTTAAAGAAATTTTCTAACTATTTTGAAATAGTGAAAAAAATTGATGTTAAAGTTAATGATTTATATGAATTAAAAAAACTTGAAGAAGAAAACAAAGAGGGATTTGTTGTTAGATTTAAAAACAATTTCAGAGTTAAGGTAAAATTTAAAGAATATGTAAGACTACACGGTATTTTAACTAATGTTTCAAATATAACTATATGGGAATATTTAAAAAACAATTATAATTTTGATTTGTTATATGATAAAATTCCGGATGAATATTATTCGTGGATAAAAAAAACTGCCGAATCAATGCAAAATGATTTTTTTGAAATAGAAAGAAATGCGTTGAAAGAATTTGTTAAAATATACCATATTAACGACATTAAAGAACGTAAAGAATTTGCATTAAATGCAATTAAAACAAAATATTGTTCAATATTATTTTTGATATATGATAAAAAATCATATAATGAAGTAATATGGAATATGGTAAAACCTAAATATTCTAAACCCTTTAGAGACGGATTTTCTTTATAATATTGAATAATAATTTATTGAATATGATTAATTGCGAGGAAATTTTTGTAAATAAATCCTATTGGGAAAACATGTCAAAGAACGAATTAGATTTGTTTGCATTGAAAATATTTCATTATTATAGAGAAAGAGGGTTCCCTTATTATCCAAATGATAAAGAAAATAGAATAAAAGAATTTGAGAAATTAAAAAAATTTGATTATACCAAAGTTTATGATAGCGATATCATTAAACAAACAATGCATGGATTAGCACTGGCATGGTCATATTTCCCGCATTCTTTTAATGTCAGATGTAATAATGCAATGACACCTTTTGAAGCCTTTATGGATGATGAAATTTTTATGAAAGTCATTTATAAAAGATTAAAAATTGGCACATATATTTCAGATTCTGGGATTAGAAAAATGTTAAGAATATATACAGGAATACAAAGTGTGTCAAATTTTAGACCAACAGCCGCTGCAGTATTATACCACATTTTTGCAAAAAATGGCGTTGTCTGGGATATGTGTGGTGGATGGGGTGGAAGAATGTTAGGTGCAATTGTTGGTGGTGTTGATACTTATATTGCAACAGAACCTTCCACATTAACTTATGAAGGATTAAATTCATTGGCAAATGATTTTCATGGTGAAATGAAATATCAGATATATAAAATGGGTAGTGAAGATTTTAAACCAGAAAAAAATAGTTTAGATTTATGTTTTACTTCTCCTCCTTATTTTGATTTAGAAAAATATAGTGAAGAAGAAACACAAAGCTATATTAAATTTAATACCAAAAAAAAATGGATAAATGGATATTTATTACCAACATTTGAAAATTGTTATTATGGTTTAAAATCAAATAAATATTTGTTAATTAATATTGCTGATGTTAAAAATAAAGGCAATATTAATCTGGAAGAAGAAACACTCAAGACAGCAATAAAATGTGGTTTTAATTATATTAAAACACTTAAACTCGCATTATCAAATGTTAATATGAGAAATAAAAATGAAAAGTTTAAATACGAGCCAATTTTTGTTTTTAAAAAATAAAAATAATTACCAAACCTTTTTTAGGTTTTTAGCGTTTACTAATTCACAAATAAGATTATTGATACTCATTTCTATATTTTTAAAAACTTTTGGGCTGAACAAATACTCAATTAAGTCATCCAAATAATAATTCAATTCGAACTCATAATGAGTATTATCACTGTTATACCAAATTACTTCAATACTTAATTTAAAATAATCACCATTTCGCTCGATTACTTCCGGAAGCTCATTTAGTCTGTCTATTATATTGGAATTTACGTTATTTTCTTTTAAATATTCAATAAATTTTTGTTTTGTGTATTTTTTAGGAACTAT